CTAAGGGACATAGAACTAGAAGGAGGATATACAGTAATAACCCCAAAATAGACAGCTATGCCAATACCAGAACCACAGATCGGAGAGAATCAAGATGACTTCATCCAAAGATGCGTTTCTACAAAATCAATGAAAGATGAATTTCCAGACGTTAAACAGCGTTTAGGAGTATGCTACAACAAATGGAGGGAGAAGTAATAACTTTACTAGACGGTAAAACTTGGGAGATGGACGACATCTTAAAAAAGATGTGGGACGATTCCTTTTACTATGGCTATCTAGGTAAAGCTGCGTTATCTTCATCTTCATTTAAGAAGCTGACTATATCTGTAGAAGAGTATCAGAAGAGCTTAGTAGAACGTAATGATTCGCCTGCCCTTAAAATAGGCAGGCTTACACATCACGCTGTACTACAACCAGAATTAGTAGGTCAATACTACGAGTTCGTAGATTGTAAGACTAGAGGATCTAAGATCTACAAGGAGGCTGTTTTAGAGTCGCCTAGAGAAGTGTTCTTGGAGAAGGATAAGATCTGGTCAGATAACATGAAAGATGCTGTCTATTCGCACGAAACAGCTTCTGCTTTACTGCTCACTGGAATGGCTGAAGTACCTGCTATAGATTACGTGCAAGGCTTACCAGTCAGAGCTAAGGCTGACTGGCTAAGAGATGATTGTATCGTTGACCTTAAAACGACAAGTTCGATAGATGATTTTGACTATAATTGTACTGTATTCGGCTATGATATTCAAGCGTATCTGTACACGAAGATCTTCCGTAGGCAATTTTTTATATTTATTGCGGTTGATAAGAAGACATTTAAGGTTAAGGTTGTTCAGGCTACTAAAGAGATGATCGACGAAGGAGAGCGTAAGGTGGCAATTGCTGTGCAAAACTACATCAATGAGTATTTTTGATAACAAGGCATCTGAGATGGTCGTAGAAGAGTTTTACAATATGGCTCTTCACGACTACAACAAGGGAAGCTCTGTAGAGGTCCTAGAAGCCAACATAAAGGTGTATGAGGATCTTGAGCTGTACTTACCTTGTGCAGGTATAAAGAAGGCCGTAGATGAGATTAAAGCGATTGAGAGGATTCTGTATGAAGTAGACTCAATGATATACAACGAAACGTTAATAGACAAAATAACAGAAGTAGACGAAGATGAAAGAGGAGATAATTGAATTTTACATTAAGGAGATTGAGACTGAGCTAAAAGTAAACTTGTTAGACACGAAAAGAAAGACAGATGAGCTAGTGTTCGCTAGAGCTGTAGCTTACTATATTTTTCACGAAGGATTTGGTATGGGATGGTCAGATATTGGTAGGTTATTCAAAAAGAATCACGCTACTGTATTGCACAGCGTAAATAAGCTTACGCCTTACCTAAAGACGTTACCTAAATACCAGAGACTAATAGATAGGCTGTTCTTGTACGTGCCTAATCACATAAAAACTAACAAGCAGGTAATTATTGAGCCAATTGTAGAGGTTAGACACGATATATCTAAGCTTCTGATCATAAACGACAGATTGAAGCTTGACAACGATATTTTGCATGAAGAGCTTGGCAAAATTCATGCAGAATTAGACGCATATCGAAAGGGACAGCAATTACTTAGCATTTTAAAGGACGTTCCTGAAGAGAAAATGCCTTTAGTGGAAGAAAGGCTGTCTGCAATGGTCAGAATGCTTTAAAATGGCTAAAAAGGTCCTTAAAAAGAAGAGATTTATGATGACTGATGAGCATTATGTGGCTCAGAGCTATGTTTTCGCTGTAGGGTATAAAATTTACCCAGTAGTGTCTCCATCTGGATACAAAATAGCTGTTCAATTAGGAGATAATATTAAGATTGGAGAGAAGACCTTCAGCCCAAATAGGGATGAATGGTCAGAACAGATTTGGGACTTGTATATGCAAATATATAAGAAGGATAAACAGAAAGGACTAGTGTAGATTTACTTTATTAAACGCAGTATGGGCAGAAAACCAGTAAATAACTTATATAAGAAGGCTTTAGACGGCAGATCGCATAATGGAGCTAAGAAAGGCGACAAAGAGCTGAGAGCTATCGAAAAAGACCTAAAAGGACTCAATGCGGACACTAAAGCGAAGCAAAATCGCAATGCTATCTACGCTACTAACGCAATTAGAGAGGTTTTTGGATCAGAAACTGAATTTTGGGTACACGTAGCTGAGAAATCTAAGGATTCGTTTAATCATATGAAGATTTTGACTGAATATGCCTTTGGGAAGCCCTCTGATGGGTCTTCCAATGGCAATTCTACTGGTAAGTTAGACATTCCTATCGTAAACTTCTTTACTGGATCACCTCCACAAGTAGAAAACACTATAGATATAACAGAAGATGATCAGGAAGACGATAAATAGCCTAAGCGGAGGTAAAACTAGTAGTTATTTAGCTGCTCATCATCCAGCAGACTACAATTTATTTGCCCTTGTTAGAACAAACGATAAGTCCTGCTTGTTTCCAGACGCTAAGATCAGGCAAGAAGTTAGCGATAGGCTCGGTACTGAGTTTATAGGTACATTGGAGGATGACATGATAATATACACTATGCTTGACTTAGAACAATATATAGGCCAAGAGATAAATTGGGTTACTGGTGAGTTATTTGATGATATAATATTTAAGAAGAAGAGCGGAATAACATTCCTGCCTTCTCATATCAGGAGATTTTGCACTACCGAAATGAAGCTTATTCCTATAACCAGATGGGTAATGAACAACTTAGATCATGTGCCTATTATGCGTATTGGGTTTAGGGCTAATGAAGGTAGAAGGGCTAGAGCTATGATGGCTAGGGCTGACGAAAACGGACACCTTAAAGTAAAGCTAGTTACTGGAAAAAGCAAGTTTAAGACTGTCGATAGGTGGAGCGAGATTGATTATGCAATACCAGAGTTCCCATTACTAAACTCAGGTGTTTACAAAGATCAAATAGAAGCTTACTGGAAGGATAAGCCAGTTAGATTTGCTTGGATGAACAATTGCGTTGGTTGTTTCCACAAGGAACCAACGCTATTGAATAAGATGTGGACTAACCATCCTAATAAGTTAGAGTGGTTTGCTAAAAAAGAAAGAGAGTCAATAAACAACGCTACTTGGAAAACAGATATGACCTACGACCAAATAAAGAACTGGAATATACAGATAGATATGTTTGATGATGATTTTAACGAGTGCGACTCAGGACATTGCGGAATATGAAAGTACCATACTTAAACAGCAATTACAACGCATTAGGTAACGAAAGTAGGTACTTTGTGCTTACGGGCGGTCGTGGATCGGGCAAGTCATATGCCGCCACAGTGTTCCTAGTGCTACTTACATACGAGAGAGGTCATAAGATCTTGTTTACACGCTATACGATGACTTCTGCTGGATCTTCTATTATTCCTGAGTTCATTGAGAAGCTGGAGATGATGGAGGTCATAGAAGACTTTAGAATAACTAAGGACGAGATCACAAACATTAAGACTGGTTCCAGTATCATATTTAAAGGGATTAAGACCGCTTCTGGTAATCAGACAGCGGCTCTTAAGTCACTTAATGGTGTAACTACATTCGTATTGGATGAGGCTGAAGAGCTTATCGATGAAGACGTGTTCGATAAGATCGATCAATCAGTCAGGGTAAAGACTAAGACCAACAGAGTTATTCTGATACTTAACCCAACTACCAAAGAGCATTGGATCTATCAAAGGTTCTACCAGAATCAGGGTATTATGGATATGTACAATGGCATCAAAGGTAACGTCACGTACATACACACAACCTACAAGGATAACGTAGATGCAAATGGAGTATCTAACTTGTCTGCATCGTTCCTAGAGCAGATAGATCAGATTAGACTGCATAGACCTGAGAAGTATGAGCATCAGATCTTAGGAGGCTGGTTAAACAGAGCAGAAGGAGTAGTATTCACGAACTGGAGGCTTGGGCAATTTGACGATAGCTTTGATATCATTTATGGTCAGGATTTTGGGTTTGCGTCAGATCCAACAGTCTTGGTAAAATTGTCTGTAGATAAACGCAATAGGCGTATATTCATTAAAGAGATGTATGGTAAGCAGGCTATGTCTACTTCAGAAATCGCATCTATGAACATAAGATATGCAGGACCTGAGCTGATTATTGCTGACTCTTCTGAGCCTCGTTTGATACACGAGGTCAGACTAAAGGG